GCTTATCTCCAGTACCTGATTGTCTTCCTTGAATTATATAACCTCCTGAAATATTTATAGGATTCAAAGCCGCAAATCTTGTATTTAAAGTAATCGCAGAAAATCCACTTGCGGTCAACTTATCATCAACCCCATCACCTTGAACAATCGTTCTATCAACCAATACACCTTTATAACCAGTTGACGCACTTCCTGTGTTAATTGTCCAAACTTCACCTGTTGCACTTGTCCATTGTGTTTGACTTGTACTTGCGTTGTATGTTGCAGGATTGAAGTTGGCTACTGTACTTGAAAATGTACCATTGTTATGATATATTATACTATAAAATTTGCCTCCACCATTACCTGCATAAGCACCTCCATTTGATACATATAAAGGTGAATTAATGCTTGGAATTACTGTTGTATTTGTACTTGTCCCAACTAATGTAAAAGTAATATTATCTGTACTTTGTGTTAAACTATAAATATCACCAACTCTATTTAATTTTAAATAAGTAAATACTGTTGTTGAAACTGCACCAAAAATAATATTTAATGGGAATGTAGCTCCATTGTAATATGTTAGTCTAATTGTTCCCGAATTTTGAGTTAATTCAACATAATTAGAACCAAGAAATTTACTTAAAATAGTTCCTGATGTAAAAATACCTGCAAGGTTTATTGAAAAATCTGTATTAAACTGAAATGATGAATTACTATTACTTGCCACATAATTCCCACTAACCCCACTACCATACCAATAATTATCACTTCCATTATGACTCAACAACAATGGCTGACTTGCTGCTGTTGCTTGTACTGCATCACCTGCTACTGTAAGTGAGTAAAGTTTCGCTGCTGCTTGTCCTGCTGTTGCGCCTGTCCCTGAACCTAACTTATAACCAATCCAATGAGCATCGTAACACACAGGCACGTTAGCCAAATCGCCATAAATAGACTTTAAACCTTTTACAAAGAAGTTTAATCGTGATAGGTTTGATACTCCACCATCGGCTATTATACGATTGTAAATAGTAGTTGCATCAGCATCAATGCCAGCTCCAAATACATCTATTCCAATTCCTATTCTATTACTCATTGTTTTGCAATATTATTTATATTATTATTATTTTATGTAACTAGCTATCAATCTTTATAAAATGACTACCTGTATCCCTATGCATTTTAAACATAATCAAGCTATTTGTACCTATTTCTTCACTTGGTGTAAATGAATCAAATGTCAATGAAGTTGATCCTGCAGCAGTGTTACCATTTGCTACCAAATTAAAGCTTGTACCTGTTGCTATATTTATCAATACAAATTTATCATTATTATCTAAATCATATAAACTACTTGAACAAGTCAATGTACTAACTGCAACTCCACTTTCTAATGGAACATTTAATTTGGCAATCAATGGCAAGTAAGGTAAAAATAAACCTATAAAATCATTGGTAAATCTATTGTTATTAGCAGCCACACCATTAGCACTCATAATAGCATTATTAGTATATTTATTTTGATTTATTAAAGCTTCAACTTGCTCTTCAAGTTTACTTATACGTTGTGCATCTGTCATATTTTATCCCATTAATACTGTATCAGTCCAATCACCATCAGCCTCATTTGCAACTGTAGTTATATTTGTTTCATCGTATTGCAATTCCCACCATTCACCATTCCATTGATTACTTCCAGCATTGTATGTACATTGTTTTAAATGCCACTGTTTAGAATCATAAGTTAATAATTGATGTGGGTAGTAATTACCTTTTATCGTAGCTGTAATTATTTCTTTTACTGCTCTATTTTGTGCAAGTGCATTCAATACAACCAATTCTAATAAACTAAAAGTTGATCCTATTGATAAACCTGCAATCCAATTTGTAGTAACGGGATTAGCTCCATAATTAACTCGCATTAAACCTTTTTCTGAACCATTACTATTATCATACAAATAAACTGTTTCTATTTGTTTTTCAATTGGATCAAATGGCTTTGGGCTTATGGTTGCTCTATAAGTTGTCGTGTCACCTGCAACTCCGTTTTCTAAAAACAAAACACTTACTTTACCTTTAAAATATGCATCACCTGCAATAGGAACACCAGGAGCTACTATTGGATAAACCCCTTCAAAATAACTCCAATTCTCAACATATACTTCAGTAAATATAAAAGATGGAAGTACTGGAGTTAATAATGATCCTGCTAATTTACCATCAAAAAATAAACCTGTTAATGGAAAGTTTAAAATAACAGTTGAACTAGTAGTTGTCCAAGTAAAAGTATTTCCTAAATTTTTTAAGTAATAAAATGTACCTGCAGTATTTTTTATTTTAACAATAAACTTTTGTTGTGTTTTTGTAAAAAAACTTGGCAATATTCTAACTTTACCATAAGTAGCATCTTCAATATAAATATCGCCTGTATAATTAGACTCAGTATCAAAATTTATTTCTATTTTGTTATTATTCCCACCTGTAAACCTAATACTTTTTTGAGTACTAGCCATATGGTTAGTATTGTCTAAGTCTTTTTTATTTTCAGGTACTAATAAACTATTTAATCTTGGTTTTTCAACAAACACTGTGTAATATGGCCTAATACCTGCATAGCTTCCACCTTCTAATATCTTTAATGGCCCTGAAGTATTATCTACTGCTACTCGTGGGCTTACAGTTACTATTGTGTTATTATTGTTGTCAATTCCACGCTGCCAAAACTTACTAGTTGTATTAGCATAATTACTCATTTGTATAGCCCAAAATCTACCATTACTTTGAATTAATCTACATCCAAAAATAATACAAATAGTTTTTAAAACTTCTATGTATTTAATGGTATTTTCGGTTTGATCTTCATTTAATTCAGTAAAGTTTGAATCATTAGTTAATATTGAATAAAGAATATCAGTATTAGGCCTATCAAGTAATGGTATAGTTGTTTCGTACCAATTTATATTGTGAAGAAAATAATACAAAATATCACCACTAAAATCATCATAAATACCAAGCTTTGTAAATGCTGCATTCATCATTGATCGCAATGGATATTCTCCAACTGTTCCTGGTGTTAATAAATCAAATGGTAATTCATTTAAGAAGGCAAAATCATTAGCAGTAACTTTAAAACTTTTTCCACCTTCCAATGCATCATTATTCCAAGTGCTTTGGTCTTGCACCACATTACCACGCCAATAATTAACATAAGATCCACTTACTTTTTCTTCTATTATAATATAATATGTTTGGCTATTTTGCGCAATCATATTTTTTAAAAATGTAAATAATGTTGTATCGTTTCTCGCAGGGCTTTTAAATAATTCAATATTTAAAGTTAATTCACTACCGATAATTGGGCTGTAATTTTCATCAGCTCCCGAATCATAACGTAATTCAAAGAAGTTAGAATCTAATATAAAATCAGAAACAATTGCACCGCTATAAGTCTTATCATATATTGATATTCTGTATTCAATTCCATCAATACTAAAACCGTTTGTTTGATATCTTATAGCTCCCATTATCCAAATCTTAAATTACGATTATTTTTACTACCTGATTTACCGTTTACAAAGTTTATATCATTTCCACGAACATAACCTTCAATTACTAAATTACCACTATTTTGGCCACCAATGTAATTTGAGTTTGGTGCTAATGCTGAATTGTTACCGCCACCGCCGCCACCGCCGCTTGGAGTTGGAGTTGATTGTGATTTCCTACCTGCTAATCCACTTACAGCACTTCCTGCTACAATTAAAGCAGCACCACCTAACATATATAAAGAAGCATTGTATTGCAGCCCTGGAACTATTTGCAATCCTGCTCCAATTAATAACAATTGCGTACCTAATTGCACAGCCATTGCGCCTAATGATTTTATTAAACCAATTCCAAAAGCTTCAAAAGGATCGTTATCGCCACTTAATGCGCCTGCTATTCCTTCGCCTAATCCGCTTAATGCATTTACTATTCCAGGTACTGCAATTGCTTTTATTTGTCCATTTATAAATTTAAGTTTTTCGGTAACTGTTTTTGCTGCTATATCCATATCTGCAGCTATTTTTATTTGATCAATACTAAATCCTAAAGTCAAATCAACTTTTTTACTTTTACCAAAATCATAACCACTAGCACCTAAACCTGGTAACATTGGAGTTTGCAACCTTGCTAACATTGGTGCTAATTTTGCCTTGTCAGCAGCTAATTTATTTGCATCTGCAATTTGTTGAGTTTCAAATTTATTTAAATCAACTAAATATTTTGAATAAGCTTCTTTTTTTCTTAATTTTTCTGCATTTGCTTTTTCTATTCTATCTAATTCTTTTTTATCAAAATCAGCATTAATAGTTTTTATATCTTCATTGTTTTGTTTAGCTAAACTTGTTAGTGAAAAATAAACAAGATTTCTTGCAATTATATTTTTTTCTCCAGTTTTTTGTTCTTCTAATTGAATTTCATTTGTCCTTTTTAATATTTTTTGAAATTCCTCTTCGTGATTATTTCTTTGCTGCGCTAATGCTAATGCTCTTCCACTTAATCCTTTTTCGTAAAGTTCAATATAATTTTTTACTGATTCTCTTGTGCTATTAAGTAAAATTAATTGATTAACCATACTTTTGTTAATCTTTTCAACTTCATTATTAGCACTAAATAAACTTGCTGCCCAATTATATATTTCAGCACCATAAACAGTTAAAACTGTTATACCAACACCCATTAAAGTTTGAAACGAAAATATACTACTAGCAACTTGGCTAAATACCGACTTAACAGGCTGTCCTGTTTGCGTCAATTCCATATTGGCACGTTTAGCTAAATTTATTTGGTCAACAAACATTGGAATATTGTTTGAAATAGCCATAAATCCTGTTTGCATTGAATAGGTAAATGCAGGCATTTCACGTGTCAATTGATTTATTGACATAGCCATTCCATTGAAGCCAGTTTGATGAGCTACAAAAGATGGCTGGCTAACATTGTTCATTGTTGTGCTATTTTCTAAAATAGCCCTATCAACTGCTTGTATTTGGTCTTTTAATGCTGCTGCTTTACCTACACTCGCTTGAAATGCATCGCCTAATTCTTTACCACCTTGTGAAAGTTGTTGTGCATCTAATCTAGCTTGCCTAAGCTGTTGACTTAATGAAACTAATTTATCCTTTGTTTCTTTTAATGGCTTATCAGCTTTAGCACCTGCTCCAGCTATTGAATCACCAATAGTTGTCATTCCTTCCTTTGCAGTTTTGGCTGCATTGGCAATATCTTGATTTAATGGATCTAAATTTAATCCAACCCCTAAAGCTAATATGTTACTACTATTTTTTGCCATTTATATATTAGTTGGGAAATGCCCACTTGCATCTTTTAAATCTTCTTTTATATCAATTTCTTTTACCTCAAATAACTGAAAATACTTTTCAATTTCAATTCGTTTTTGTGCTGTTTGGATTTCAGCAAAAGCATAAGCTAATCTTTTATTTAAATTATTTGTAGTTTGTGTATTCCATAAATCATTATGCTTCCAACCAATGCAACTAAATACAAAATAATCAATTGAAGCTTCACTTAGCTTTGTTTCATCCCAACCTAATATACCATAAGCAAATGACTTTACATCATCATAACTTAAATCACCACCAATTAAGCTAGTTAATTGGTGGTTATCTCGTTTGGGCTTACAATGGTTTGAAGCTTGATAATTTCGTTTTGAAATTCAGCACCAAATTTATACAAATCATTAATTGATTCTATTTTGTCATCCGCTTCAACTTCGCCTAATCCTTCGCTTAGTTGAATACAGCTACTAACAAATTTCCAATACTTATTTTGATCGTAATCATTTAGCTCAACTATTTCATCATTGGCATATTCTTTTTGTGTTAAAACAGCTTTTTGCATAGTTTCATCCAATTCAGAAAACAATACTTTTTTAGTTTCAAAACAACTAGAAATATAGCTCAATAATTCGCTTGCATTTTTCACGTTAAGCAACTCCATTAGCTGCTTAACGTGTTTCATTTTTAATGCATTCATAATTAAACCGTTCCGATTGTTACTGCTCCTGTAATTGCGAAAGTTAATGAACAAGTTATCTTGTCATCATTAGCACTTTTTACTGAGCAATCTGAAATGTAAAGAGAACCGCTAAACTTAATATCACCAGCAGTTGCGCTTAATGAATAAGTGAAAGCTAATAAAGTTCCTGCATTCCAAGCATCAATAGCATCTTTGAAATAAAAATCGGCAGGTGATCCTGCTGGCTTTGTTTCAAATATTACTTCTGCGCTTGCAGTACGTTCTTTTAAACCTGGCATTACTTCTTTATTACCTGCACTTGTTTTGCTTGTAATATCAATCATTGCCAATTTTAAACCAAAATCCTCTGAAGTAACTTGGTTTATTAATTTTGTAGCAAGTGTAAATCTTGCATTATTTCCATTTGATGCCATTTGTTATATTTATTTAATTTTTTATACGTTACTTATTGTTTGTGTTCCAGTTCCCATAAACGAACAACTAAATGTTTCTGCTTCATCATTAGAACTTTTTATTGTTAAATCAGATATATAACCTTCATAACTTTGTTTAAAATCCAATGCTAAAAAATCCGAATATAATAAAGTTACTTTTGTTTTTGCTTCTGCTATAGTTTGCAAGTCTAATAAAGTTACTTGACTTCCTTTGTAACTAGTTGCAACTGTGTTCTCTTCAATTTGTGGCCCAAATAAAGTAACTGTTGTAGCACTTACCTTGTTTACTGCAGCAAATATTGTAGTAGTAGAAGCTAAAGTATAAACTGATTCATAACGTGTCCAAGTGCTTGATAAAGTAATGGTTGAACTTGTAGTGCTACCTACTGAATCACCTACTTGAATAGTTACTGTTCCTGTTCCTTTTAATGATATTGAAAATACTACTGAATCACCAATAGCTAATACACTTGGAGCTGTTGCAAATGTTTGTTTAATTTGCGTGCCTGTTCCAAAAGTATAAGTTTGCGCTAAGATTTGATTACTTTCATTCGCAACCTTAGTTCCACTTATTGCCCCTGTTCCTGCTTTTGTCCAAATTGCATTATCAAACGCTTCAGGCCATTGTAATAAGTTAGTTAATCCACTTGTGCAAATTCCTTCCATTGAGCAAGATCCTTCTTTTAGTCCAGGTTGAACTTCTTTGTTACCACTTGAATCTTTTGTAGTAATGTCTATCATTGCCATTTTACTAGCAAAATCATTGCTTTTTGTTAATGCTATTCTTTGGCCATTAACATATAATCCTAAATAATTTCCTGATACTGCCATATTTTTATTCTTGTATTGTTATAAAATAATCTTGTTGTAACATATAAACCCCATCCACCGCACTATTATCATTAAATATATCTCGCTCATCTTCAAAAGTAATCCTTTGTACTGTAAACCCTGCAATAGTTCCACTAGCACCATCCATACTCGTTCTAACTGCATCAGCAATAGATTGAACTGAACTTAATGAAGTTGCAAGCATACTTAACTGAAACCTCATTTTATACCAACCAGTGTTACCTTCTTTGCTTTGTAAACTTGGCTTACTTATACTTTCGTAAATAATATAAGGATAAACATCAGTATCGGCAGCTCGCATTGGTCTAATTCTAGTGCTTACTAAATTAGTTACACCAACTGTATTAACCAATTTATTATAGACTATGTTTCCTGCGTTACTTGTGCTCATATTACTTAATTTTTATTCCTTGTTTTTCGCACTCTTCAAATATTATTGATTGAGCGCCTTCGTATATCATTTTTAAAATTTGATTGCCATATAAATCGTGAACTGGTCTTAAAAATGGTTTATCGCCTTTCATCCTACCAGTGTACTTTCCTGCATAAGGTTTCCATTTATGTGGCCCTTTAAACTTTTGCGAACCACCACTTTTTCTAGTAAAATCGCCTGCCAATAAACCTTTTTTCATATAACGCTCCTTAGTGCCATACTCAATAAAATGTGCGTGATAACCACCGCCTTGACCATTGTAAATCCTATAATCAGGACCTACCCAAATAAAGTTAGGATTTTTTTTACTTACAAAAGTCCTAATTGAATCACGTAACATTCCACTTGCCACAGTTCCATTGCTAATAATTTGATTTTTCATTAAAGCTTCAACTTCTTGACCTGCTTTTGAAATTATATCGTGAAAAAAATAATTATTATTCCCTGTAACCGATTTTAATTGCCTAATCAATCCGCCTATATCTTCTTTTTCAGTCCAAACACGAATAGCACCACTGCTTTTTCCACCTCTTCGTGAATCCTGTCTATTGCTTATTTGCCTTTGAAACGTTCCCATTATCCAATCCTTTCAACTCCACTTAACCTCGTTACTGTTCTACGCTGAAATTCAACCGCATCAACTACACTTGTAACTTGGTATGTTTGGCCTTCAACTTTCATTAACCAACTTAAAGTAACATTTAATGCATCAATATCACCAAACCTGCAATCAACTGTAGTAGTTGTATTGCTTTGGCGTTGCATATCATTAAAAGCTTCATTATTTGCCCTATTATTTACGTAACAAAATATAGTAGCAGTAGCAGTTCCTGAGTATGACTGTGCAACCTCACCACTGTTTGAATCAGTAGTAATAATTGGAGCAAATAGCTCACAAGTCATATCAAATTTACCGCTAATAATATTCACTAGTAATTTACTATAATATTAGTTGCTGTTGTTGCTGTTGCATTTACTCTACGAACCGCTACTGGAAAGAATCCAACAGGAACTGATTTGTAAAGTACTGCAGTTGGTGTTCCTGCATAGTCATCAAAATGAATTACAGTTAAATCACCGCTAACTCCTACGTATAAAGTACCAGGATTAGTTAAAAATGTTGTATCGCTTGGCGTAACTGTTGCGCCTTGTGTTGCTATTTGCTTAATCATATCGATCTGTTATATTTATTATTTTCTATGTCTAATAAAGTATAAACTCCAAATGGAATTTCACTTAATGTTTGTGATTGAGCTTGCTGCTTATTCTCGTACAAATGACCAATAATTAATAGCATTGCACTTTTATAAGTTTGTGGAATTAAAGCAGCACTTGTGTAACCGCAAACAAATCTTATTTTAAAAGCATTTAATGTATCTTTTATACTTGGAATAGTATCTAATTTTACTCTACAGGGTGAATTTAACAAATCAGTAACGTATAATGTACTACTAATTGTTTGCTCAGTTCCATTCAAATCTAAATATTTTACACTTGTAACCGATTGCACTGGGGCTTTATTGATCATTATTGTTTTATCAATGATAGTATCAAAAACCACATCAATAGTTTGTGTCATTAATGGTCGCCAGGTATAACCTTCAACAAATTGCCTAGCTGCTGTAATTAATGCAGTAATAAGCGCATCTTCAACTGAGTTATTTACTCTTAGATGAAGTTTAGCTTCTGCCAATGTTAATGGCTCGCTTGCTGGTGCTGTTATTACTACGTATGTTTCCAATTACTTTACTGCTTTTTTAATTGTTTTTACTTCAACTTTTACTGCTTTTTCAATCTTAACTGCAAAACCTAATTCAACTAATTCATTAGCTTGATTTTCGTTAATTGTTGCTAATTCGCCAATATGATAGCCTAAACCAAACCCGATCGGACTTTTTATAAATTGTATTTCCATTTTTGAAGCGTGAGGGGGAATTGAACCCCCTTACTTCCAATCACGCTTAATTTACTGTTTAAACAGTTGTTGCGTCTAGTATAGCTGCGAATGCTGCTGGTTGTTTAACCGCAACACCTACGTATTGTGACATAACGATTCTAGTTTTACCACCGATTGCTTGTGAAGCAGGATCAATAACTAAATCTATTCCACCGTATTGACCAACTACTAAATTTTCAAAGTCACCATAGATAATTGCTGAACAAGTACCTGAAGTTGAACCTTTTGTTAATGTAGAAGGAACATTTGAAGTGCTGTAAGTTTCTTTACCAGCAATTTGCTCAGGCTGTCCCATAAAATAGTTCATATAAGGCATAATCATAGCACCACTACCTGAATCAATTACAGTTTGCTTTAATTTAGCTACAACCTTAGGATTAACTAAAAATTTGCCATTCATTCCTGCATTAGCCGATTCTACAACTTGGATTAATTCAAGAATCTTAGCTAAAGTTGGCGCACCACCATTAGTTCCAATTGCTACTGATCCAATTCCACTAGTTCCTAATAAACCTGTAGGCTGTCCGCTTGAACCTGAACCATTGATAGCTGCTGCTTCAATTGCTACTGCAAAAGCTTTCATAAATGATTGCACTGTGTAGTTTTGGATTGAGAAATTATCTTGTAACAATAATTGCTTAGACAAATCAACATAAGCAGTTAAACGCTTAGGAGAAATTGAGCGACTTGCTGTAGTAGGATCTCCTGCACTTGCATCAGCAACTTCAGTAGCCCAACCTGCAGTAACACCTGCACTAAATCCAGTCAAATCAGTATTAGCTGCTAAGCCTTCTAATTTAATTGCACCCAATTGAGGTAAAACTGTTTTAGCATACAATGCATCAAAGAACCCAACTTTGTCAGTAGCAATAAAGTTACCACCTGCAGTAGATGAACCTGCGCTCATTGTTCTGTTTTCAACAGTTAAGAATTTGTTTGATAAATACAAACCATCACCCATTGAACCTAAAGCTCTTTTTTCTTTAGCTGATTCTTGCAACATTTCTTTTTCAAGGCCTGTGATTGCGTTTTCATCACCACGTGATAAACTTAATTCACGTACTAATTTACCGAATGAAAAATTAGCAATTTCTCTTTTTTCTTTAGAATCACCTTCTGCAGTTTTTCTACCTTCAACATTTGACTTAGCAAATTTTTCTCTTAATTCTGCATCTTTGATTTGAGAATCAAAAGCAGTTACATCAGTTTCAATTGATCTTAAAGTAGTTAATTCTACTGTAGTCAATTCTCTTCCTTCTAATTCTGCCTTAGCTACTAAGTCAGAACCTTCGTTTCTTTTTAACGCTTGTAATTGGCGTAATTCAACACTTGAGTTTTTCATTATTTTGTTTGTTTTTTTAGTTTAAATTAAATTTAAATTTTTGTGCTATATAATAGCTTTCGTTTATTTGTTTTGTATCTTCTTTTATAATTAGTTCTTTACTTCTTCTCTTGTAGGCTTCAACCTCAGTATCTTCATAAGCAGGATTAACTACTGGCCCAACATCATACAATTTATCTATTTTTAAAATTGTTCTTAAACAAGATCCATCAGCAAACTCTTCAACTTTTTGTTCAGCTACAGTAAATGCAAATGAACATCCACGAATATTACCTGCTTTTATGTTTTCTAAAACATCATTGCCCATAGTTGTATTTAATGCTTCAAATTCAAAATACAATCCTTTGTCATCAACTGCTAAAGTTAATGTACCTTTACCATCTTTAGTTCTAGCTAATAATTGCTCACTTTCGTGGTTAAATAAAGCTACAACATCAGACATATCACAGTCATCAAATGCGCCACGTGCTATAGTTTCATTGTATCCTTCAAACATTTCGTACATTGATTCAAATGTTGAAGCATAGCCCTTAATCATTCTGCCCTCTTCGCTGATAATCTCAGCAGCTCTATTATTATATCTTCTTTCCATTATTGTTGTGCGCCACCCATTCCAGGTTGACTATTGGTTAATTGTTGATTTTTTTCGCTTTGCGCTGTCCAAAAAGGAATAGCAGTTTCACCTGGCATCATATTACTAGGCATATAGCTACTATTTGCATAATCTTCATCAATTGTATTAATTGCGTACATTTTACGTACTTCATTTGGAGTTATTGCACCACTAGTAAACATTGTTCTTACTTTGCGTTCCATTGCTGCTGAATCACCTCTTAAAAGCATATCAGTATCAATATAACCATCATAAATATCACGTTCATAAATTGCATAAAGTTTCTGGTCTGCTTCTTGTTCAAATCTTACAATCCAGGGCATTAAACAATCAGTTACATAATTAATATTAACCTGCTCTAATGCTGAATTATTTGTATCTGATAAATCTTGTAATTTACTCAATGGCATTCTAAACCATCTAGCAATTTCGCCTCTCATATAGTTTTCAGTTTCTACAAACTGTGATTTTTGTGGATCATTACCCATTGCTTCAAACTTTACACCACTTGGCATTGCAGCTATTGATCCACCAGTGTAAGATGCCATAAACATTTCAGTGTATTGTCTTAGTTTCTTTTCATCATTAACTCCTTCAAAAGTAAGTATGCCACTCATTGAAGCACCACCGCTAAAATATTTACTTGAATAATTTTGAATTGCTAAAGCGTGGCCTAATGTTTCTAATTGAAAAGCTAATACTGATTGGCCAACCATAGAATTACCTGGCCCTTTTATATGAAATATATCTTCACTAGAATAAATGCCACTTAAACCTAATGGTGTATAATTAATTTGATAAAACATTGACTTTGTATCAATATCAAATTCAGGAAATACAAAATTAGAATCTATGTAGTGCATTTCAGTAGCTAATCCTGCTTTATCACGAATAATTAAAGCATAACCGTTACCACGTGCAATAGCATCATTTATAATTGAATATTTTAAACCAATAGGAGTTGAATAGCTATTTGGCTTAACTTGTAGTATCTTAGCGACATTTAAGTTACTTACTCTACTTTTATTACCATTCTTTTCAGTTTTAACTACTATATAAGGAAGTTTACTAATATCTTCAGCAATATTTCTTATACAAGCATAGTAAACAGCTAACTGCTTTACATTCTTTTCAGATACTTGTTCACCACTTTTAGCAAAGCCACTAAACCAATTTTGCAATGGAAATCCGCTAAACTGGTTAGCAGGCATTAATGACTTTGGAGCTTTAGCCCTAAATGATATTGTCGGTAAAAAACGAGTTAATAAATTAGCCATTATTTTTACAAAGAAACATAAGGCTATTGTAATTAATTGTAACTATCTAATATAGCCCAAAATAATAGTTCTTACTTCTTTTAAAGCTATTATAAGTCTTAAACCTATTTCTTTTAAACTT